AAGGAGTGGCGGCCCGGTTACAGCATCGAGGGCGATGACTACGATTAAAAATAGGGGCGAAACTATTTTGTTTATCCCCTACTTTTGCAACAAGGGAGAAAATGATGGGCGAACATCTTATTATTCGCAATGAAGTATCTGACAATTTCAGCGTGTTACCTAATCATCTGATGAATGATGAGAGGCTATCTGCTGACGAGCTGGGGCTGCTGGTTTATCTGCTGTCAAAGCCGAACGACTGGAGGGTGCGGACTAGCCAGCTTCAGGCGCGGTTCGGCATTGGCCGGGACAAGACAAAACGCATCATCCGGCAGCTCGAACAGTATGGATATATAGCCAAGGACTTGCAACGGGCGGAGGGTGGTCAATTCGCCGCAAATCGTTATATAGTCTCAGATTCACCGTTGACTGAAAACCCGTTGACGGATAATCCGTTGACGGTAAATCCGTCACTTACTAAATACAGAGATATACAAAAGACAGAATCTACAAACAATAATACGCCGTTGGTTCGCAAAAAATACGGGGTGGATGAGCTTGTGCTGACCGATGAGCGCAGAGCCTATGCAGAGAAATACGGGTTTGATGCTGATGAGCTGATGGAGGATATACGCATCTGGGCAGAAAAACGCTCTAGGAAGCCCGTATATGCGTCCTTAGATGCTTTCTGGCAGGGTTGGGTGCGGAGAGAGGCTAAACGCTCTCCACGGGCTTCTACGGGCCAGCAATCGGCATCTGAGAAAAAACTAACGGAGAAGCAGCAGCTGTTTGCTGAGAGGATGGCCGACCAGCTGTGGCGGCGATTTAAGGGTGAGGGGTTCATGTATCAGCCTATCTTGAAGGATGTTCTGGCCTTTATAGCCACTGACCAGACAGATGCAGACTGGATGAAGCTAGGTAATGGGTTGCCCCGGCCATTCTAATAGGTGTTATAATGAGATTTTGGAGTATCTGGGCAAAGACCATCGGCAGCAAAATATCACCTGATGAGCGTGAGGCCGATATAGCGGCTATCTTGCGAACTATCTGGGTGGTTGTTCATTTAGTGGCCTGCGTTTTCATCATAGCGCATAACGGCATCAAGCTGGGCTGGTTCTAGGCAAAAGAAAAGGGCGGCCAAAGCCGCCCCTTTCCCGGAGAAAGGATTTTTTAGGATTGGCCTTTTTCGGCATTTGACATCGCTATGTCAGTATCAGATTGACTGAATCCCAGAATCTTTGCAAGCTGTAAAGCGTCCTGCGGGGTCATCGTTGGGCAGACCTCGTGGACAATCCGGCGCACTTGCCTGTCCGTTGGCCGTCTGATTTCAGCCGTTGCGCTGTAGTATGACTGGGCGATATGCCCGGCTAAGGTTGGTATCTGTGTCATGTTTCGTCCTCCTTGTGTGTAAAGATTAAACCAGATTTATCATCTGTCAACAGTTTTTTGTATTATAATGACCTTTAGTAGAATGACGGTAGTAGAATGAAGGCTAGTATAATGACGGTAGTATAATGACGGTAGTAGAATGAAGGGCGTGCCTCATCTGGTTTTTTGCGATTCCTTGGGGGATTTTTCGCTTTTTTTGCCAAAGCCATAGCCCAGATATGCGCCAGATAAGGCCGATTTTAAGGCCATACAGGCAAGGAAAGGGCCGGGTTGGTGGGTTACCTAGTCCCGGCCTGCTTCCGCTTGTGTATGGGGCTTATTCTGCAAGGTCGCTAACTAGGATATAGTCGCCAGATTCAGCTTCTGCTTTCCGCCGTGTTTCAGTCCAGCTGGAAATTAAAACAAAACTTGGGAGCAGGGTTTCATAGACTAGCTTGGCTGCTTCGTCCTCTTCCTCTTCCTCTGCAAACAAAAACGCCCGCCGTCCAGCTAACTCTGCGGCAATCGCTTCTTGCATTGTCTCTGCCGCTATTAGCTCGCTTGTGCCTCCTATTTCGTCCGGTTCAGCGTCCTGAAACCAGCAGGCGGCCTCTTGCTTAGTTATCGGCTTTTCTGACAATATATCGTAGTGTTTCTGGTCGTGTTCAATATGAACCAGCCAAACAAGGCCTGGGTGACTCATATCCACAATTTCCTGCGCCGCCTTTTCAACCAGCTCTGTTTTGGACAGTCGATAGCCGCCTGCGCGGTATTGGTGAAGTAATAGATACATTTTTTTTCTCCGTTGGTTTAAGCTCATCAGGACAGGCACAACCTGTCGACCAGCCCGCCGGGGCTGGTTTCGCTTTATTTTTTATCGTTCAAGACCCAGTCGGCATAGTGCAGGGCTTGGCCCTCATCATTCTGTTGAGGCACAAAATCAAAAATTTTGTGCAGGTCGTGAATGATACTTTCCAATTTGCTCAAATCAGATACCCACAAGTCCCCGCACTCGTGCAAGCAAGTGAGCATTGTTTGAAGATTGTTGTGTGCTTCCAGCATTTTGATGCGCTGCTCTGTAGTGATTTTCATGGTTCTGTTTCCTTCTCTGGTTAGTTAAGATTTTCAAGGGCAATCTGACCGGACTTAATCAGCTTTTCAGTCTGCTTCTTGTCCATGTCCAGAAAGCGATTGCGATATTTCCCGGTTGTGGTGGAGTAATCCCAGCGTTCAGCGTCTAGCCAAATCTTGCCCGTAACTGTATCGCGCTTGGCTATGATTGTTTTGTAGCTTTGGAAATACTCTACAAAACCGTCAGTTATTACAAACTGGTTGGGGACTTCCCGGCCAGATGATGACCGCATATTTTCAACTTTCATCTTTCTTCTCCCTATGCTTTTTTTGATTGCAGGTATGTAATAGAGTCCAAGCCCTCGCCCTGTGCATAAAGCCATTTTGCAGCATTATGTGACGCTGCCCGGATATATGCTCCGCTTCTGGTTCCTCTGTAACAAACCCAGAAAAGCGGCTCTGTTCTGTATTTGTATGCGTATGTCATGGTCTGATTCCTTCCTGTTCAGTTTGTAGGGATATAATCCGCCCGCCATTGCCGGGCAGCTTGGCGGATAATCCGCCGGGCTTCTTGCGACTGGGCTTTGTCGGCCAAGTCCATCATATCGTTAAAGGTTGCATCTCGCCGGATGGCCGACAGAATACCTGGGTCAGTCATTTTGCTTTTGATTGATTCCATTTTCTTCTCCGTTTGTTTGTGTTTGTTAATTTCAAATTAACACGGGCAACGGCAGGGTCAAGGAAAAAATGCGGGTTGTGTTAATTTTTTTTTAACGGGTCAGATTTGCATTAGTATATATACCGCTGGCGGGTGGGGGGATATGGTGGGGGATAGGCAGGGGATGGGGGACGGCAGACAGGCAATCAGCACACGCCCGCGCGAGGCACAGGCCGCCACAATGCAGGCCAGATGCAGGCAGGACGGGGCAGGATATACAACCATGACAGACCGCAACCATAGCAATGCCTTGCGAATCAATGGGTTACACGCCAGCGGCCGGTGCCGGGTTGCAGACCCCCCCCCTAAAATCTCGGAGGGGGGCGAGAAAAATAAATATATACCCCTCATACCCCCCCTTCTCCTCCACACACCCTCCACCTCCTCCACGCCCTGAAAAATCGCCACCCGTGGCAAGAATCCCAATCATCTTGAACTGCTTGCCTATGTGCGTTATATGGGCCATAGGAGGTGCGTTATGGCGATGACAGAAGAACAGCGTAGCAAGGCCAAGGAGAAGTTCTTGGATTTGGTTGCCAACGGGCTATCGGCCCGCAAGGCTTGTAAGCGCGATGATATGCCGAACTTTGTCACTGTCTGGGAGTGGCTGAAAAAGGACGAGGACTTTATGAGCCGTTATAAGATGGCCACAGAGCTTCGCGCCCAGAAGATTGACGATGACATTGATGACGCTATTGCGGAGATGCGTAACGGCGATTTGGATGCTCAGTCGGCGAGAGTGCTGATTGACACTTACAAGTGGCGAGCCGCAAAGTTGTATCCGAGGTTTTACGGCGAGAAGCAGAATGTTGAGGTTGAGCATAAGGTTCACAGCTTCGTTGATGAGCTGAAGCTGGCGGCTGCGCGGATTGAAGCGAGAAAGATAGAGGCCAACACTGTTGAGGGGGAGTTCGAGGAGCATGGCCAAAAGGACTGAAAACACTGAGCTGCTTGTAGCTCTGCATGATGACCCGGTGATGTTTGTGCGCGAGGTCATAGGCGCGGAACCCCAGCCGTGGCAAGCCGAGGCGTTAGAGGCTGTTGCTAAGCATGACCGGGTGAGCATTGCGTCTGGTCACGGCGTGGGCAAGACCGCGTTCCAGAGCTGGCTGGTGCTTTGGTGGCTGTTGACGCATTACCCCTGTAAGGCGGCTGTAACGGCCAACACGGCTCACCAGCTGTCTGATGTTCTGTGGACGGAGATTGACAAGTGGGCGCGAAGCCTGCCGGATGCTTGGCGCGACCTGCTGGAGTTCAAGAGCGACAAGATTGCTCTGAAGGGGGCCAGCGACAGCTTTGCGGTAGCCCGGACGAGCCGCCGGGAGAACCCGGAGGCACTGCAAGGCTTTCACAGCGAGAATATGCTGTTTCTGTGCGAGGAAGCGTCTGGTATTCCCGATGTTGTGTTTCAGGTCGGCGAGGGTGCTATGTCCACGCCCGGAGCAAAGACTGTCATGTGCGGTAACCCCACCCGTTCCGAGGGGTTCTTTTATGAGAGCCACCACAGCCAGCGGAACAGGTGGCACTGCATGACTGTGAGCTGTCATGACGCTACTACTGTTTCTGAGCAGTTTTTGGAGGGTATGGCCGAGAAGTATGGCGTGGAGAGCAATGTTTATCGGGTTCGCGTTTTGGGG